CCTGCGGGGTGTTTGACGCGGTCGCCGGCGGTAAGGATGCTCCGCGATTCTTCCCCCCTCCGGCAGGCGGCCGAACGAGGGGGGCACGGGGTGCCGAATGTTCCGTCGGTCCGGTCCTGCCACGCTCGGGGAGTATGCCCGCGAATACGGGCTCCTTCGGGACGTTCGCCCCGAGACTCTCCGCCAGTATCAGATCGCCGCCGCCGCCTTCGAGAGATGGGCCGGCGCCGCCGTGCCGCTCGAGCAGCTCGACGAGCGGAGCGTCTCGGAATTCCTCCGCGACTACTCCGGCCAGGTCGCCGCGTCGACGGTTCGGAGCAAACGGAACCAGATCCTCGCCCTCTGGCGGGCGGCCGCCGAGGACGGATTCTGTGATCCCCCGACCCGCCGGGTCCGGGCCGCCCGGGTCCCGGTCGCCCCCGTCGAGGCCTGGGAGCGGTCGGAGGTCGAGCAGCTCCTCGAGGCCGCGGCCCGGCTCCCCCGCCGCCACCACTGCGGCCTCCGGCGGTCGGTTTGGTTCGACCTCGCGATCCGTGTCGCCTGGGATTCGGGCCTCCGATGGGGAGACCTGGTCGCCCTTCCGGTCGCCGCGATCCGGCCCGACGGGACGGCCTCGGTCGTCCAGAGCAAAACCGGCCGGCCGGCCGTGTTCCGCCTCGCGCCGGGGACGATGGAGGCCCTGCGGGCCAGCCTGGCGGCCTGCCCCAGGGCGATCGTCTGCCCGTGGCCGGCCAGCCACGAGACATTCCTCGCCCAGGTTCGCCGGCTCGTCAAGAAGGCCGGGATCCGGGCGGGGACCTGGAAATTCATCCGCCGGGGCTCGGGGACCGACGTCGAGGTCCAGAGGGGCGGCGCCGGTCATCTCCATCTCGGGAACACCCGGGCCGTCTTCGACCGCCACTACGGGAGCCAGGCGATCATCGGCCGGGCGACCCCGGCTCCCCGCGAGCTGCTCGTCGAGGCCCTCGCCCGACGGCCGGTCACGCGGTCTCCCGCTCCCTGCGCGGATGCACGCCCGCCAGCCCCACGAATTGCTCGAGCCGAGGCCAGAACCCCACCACCGCAAGCAGCGGGTTGAGCCAGTCCGACATCACGCAAAAATTCGTAGCGAACGGCGATTGATGATGGGCGGCGTGCCCGTCTGGCGACGACAGCAGGCCGATCAACTGGAGCCCCCGTATTGGGCGTGAGCATCTCTGGTGCGCCCAGCCGTGAACCTCGTTCGCCTGGGTCGCGAACGCCGCCGCCAGGGCGAGCCAGTTCTGCCCAGCCGCCAGGGCGACGATCGCGACCGCGGCAGCGGGCAAGATCGTCGTCCAGTTGCGCCGCCAGTAGTCGCCGGCGAGGAACGCCCGGGGCTCGGAGTGGTGCCGGATGTTCGGCGCGACGACATGCGTGCCCAGGATCGGCCACGCCGGGTCGCCGTATCGGTCCTCCCACCAGTGAACGACGCCCGCCGCGAAGTCGGCGGCGAGCCACGCGGAGAGGGCGTAGAGCAGAATCAAGGCACGACTCCAGTCAGCGGGCCGCCAGGTAGAGCCCCGCGTTCGCGAACGCGTAGCCCAGGTAGGCGATCGCGAGGCCCGTCTTCCCGTGGTAGACGAGGTCGGCCGCGACGACGATGTAGATCACGCCCGTGACGGCGATCAGGAATGGGCTCACGGTATGGCCTCGACTTCGGCCAGACATGCCGCGTATCCCGCGAGGTCGACCGGCGTGTCGGAGGATTTCGCCTTGCCCTGGTGCCGGGCGAGCTTGTCTAGGATCATGATCTGCGCCCAGTCGGCGATCGTCAGCGGCGCGAGCAGTTTGTGCCCGAAGATCGCATTCACGGCCGCGACGGTCTTCGCGAAGTGTTCCGCCGGCGGGCCGTAGGTCGATCGCCGCTGGCGCACCGTCCGCGTCGCCGTGTCGAGCAGTTCCTCCGCCTTCGTCAGCGGCTCGGCCCCGTAGCCCGGGTGATTCGGGTCCTTCATCCTTCGCTCCCTTCTGATCGTGGTCACGGCGTGAAACAGCCAGGACGCTAACGTCCCCGAGGTGCCAGTCCAGGCCCCTTGGAACCGCCGGGCCAGCCGCTCGGCCTCGTCGAGGTCCGCGTCGGTGAGGATGTACCCGGTCACGAGGAGCGGACCCTCCCGCCGGCCGTGATCCGCAGGTTCTCGACGTCGAACTGCTGGTCGGCGTGAACCGTGACCACCGCGAACCCGTGGTTGTATTTCGAGAAACGCGAGTATTCCGGCCGGAGATCGCAGAGGCAGCCGGTACTCCAACAGAAGACCTCGCTCCCCCACATGTCGGGCTCGCAGTGTGCGCTGGTCCGGTGGCCGTGCCCCTCGAGGACCGTGTGATGGAGCCGGAGGAATGCACCGCGGGCCTGGTTGACCGGCGAGCTGATCCCTTTCCCCTTCTCGTGACCGTGGAGGACCGGCAGTTTCCCGAGCATGATCGGCCGCTTGTCCTCGACGAGTGTCATCCCGTGCCGCTCGATGTGGAGCCAGGCACCGAGGCCCATCTCCGGCTCGGCCGAGACCTCGGGGGCGTGTTGCCAGAGCCAGTGTTTCCAGCGCTCCTCGTGGTTCCCGGTCTTGAATACGATCGGGATCTTTTGGAACGACTGCCGCAGCCAGCCGAGCATTTCGCGGATCTGCGCCAGCTCGCCGGGGAGGTCGCGCTTTCTCGGATCCTTGATCCAGCGGCTGATCGTGTAGAAGTCCGCGATGTCGCCATTCAGGACGAGCGCGTCGATCCCGGTCTCGCCCAGGTGATCGACCGCGGCCTCGAGCGCGACCGGATCGTGATAGGGAACGTGAATGTCAGAGAGGATCCCGACCTTCCCGACGACGCCCAGGTCGTGCGTTGTCCACGGCTCGACCTTCGACGGCGGCATCGCGAACCGGTGTCCAGGCTGGCGGGCCGGCCGCGGGGCCGTGGCGTATTTCTTGTCGTTCTTGCGGCCGCTCTGGCCGAACTGCGCCCGAATGCGAGTCCTCGCCGCCTCGAGGCCGAGAGCGCCCCTACTTTCGGCGACGAGTAGCCTTGCCAGCCCGCGCGCGGAGTGGTTTGGATTCTCGGCCACGAGCCGTTTTACGACCGCTGTCATCGGATCGCCTGCCATTCTCTCGGCCCTCCTTTGCCTTTGGTTTTCTCAGCCAGTGGATGTCGTCGCCGATGCCGTCCGGCGTGTCGTCGTCGTCGGTCTCGTCGAGGCTCGTTTCCAGCCGTGGCATCGTTTGCCCCTCACGGTCAGTGCCCGATCCCGATCTTTAGCCCAGCCTCGTTGAGGGCCTCTTGCCGCTCATCGCAGCCGCAGCCGTCGAAGCCGACGGCGACCGCGACGGCGTCCGCGCGTTCCTTCGTGACCCCGACCGCCGAGAGGACCCGCTCCAGGTGATCGCCGAGGCCCGGCCGCGGGGCGGCGTCACAGTTGCGCCGCGCGGCCGGCGACCGCGCGGTCGCGCCGCAGCGGATACAGCGGAGGTTGTCGAACTTGCAATTCATGGGCAGTTTGCGACGTCATAGTTGGCGGGCAGGGTGCAGCGGGAAGTCCCTCGCGGCTCGAACTGAGGCGCGGACGGTTGCCCGCCATAGATCAGCGTGATCCGCGACACGCGGAACGTGACCTCCATCGTTTGGGCCGCCGCAGAAGCCGGAGGCCAGGGCGACATGACCCCCGTAGACGACAGGACGCCCCGCTGGTAGGCGGTGCCGGCCACGGGGCATCCAGAGACAGCCCAGTTGGTCGCCGTGTACGCTCCCAGTCGGGGGAAATCCACGAGCCCGGCGAGCAGGTTGACGTCGATCCTCGCATCGAACGGCGCCGCGCAGCCAGCCGCGCCGCACAATCGCCCGTTGAAAGTGTCGCTGTCTTGCTGCCTGATCTCGATCGTTCGGCAGGAAGGGGACGCCGTCGCGTCCCGAACGATCAGTTGCGGGAAGCCGTTGATCGTCGCCTTCGCCAGGCTGAACGTGTCGGGAATGCCGCCGGCGTTGAACGACGGAGAGTCTCGCGACAGCCCGGTAAAGGATTCGCCGAGCCGGCCCTCCCCCCAGGTCAGAGGCTCGAGCGACGCTCGCGTGGCGGGCGTCCCGCCGAGAACCCACACGCGTCGCACGAGCGAGACCTGGAGCGAGACATCGGAGAGGTCCGACCCAACGTTCGCGAGAATCTGGTGAACGGTGCCGGCCGAGCCGTAGTCCTCGGCGTAACCGTAAACGCCGGCCCCGCCGGCCCCTCCGGCCCGGGTCAGCGTGAACACCCCGACGGGGGCCGTGAAGAGGACCGACATCGACGCTTCGGCGACCGGGCCTTCGCACCCGGCCGAGGCGTAGCGGCCGAGCGTCACGGTGCCGAAATGCGATGTGCTGCTGGAGATCTCGACCTCGATCTCGTCGGGCGGCGCCGGGATCTTGCAGCAGCAGGACGAGCAGGGCAGCAGGACCATTCGTCAGCACTCCGCCGAGATCAGGTACCAGGCATTCAGCGGGCCGCGGGCCACCGCGACCCAGCGGCCCGACTGGACCGTCGCGAACCGGTTGACCACTCCCGCCAGTTCTCCGCTTTGGGTCTCCGAGCCGGGCGTCCCGCCCTCCCAGAGTTGGATCGTGGCGGTCGAGCCCTTGTTCCAGACGGCGGTCGTCTTTCCGAGCCGGATCGGCTCGCCGCCGTCGTCGCCTGGTTGCCGGAAATGGATCGGCGGCTGATCGCGCCCGCTGCGCTCATAGGCCAGCGTCGCCGCGGCGACGCGGCGGGCGGCGGATTCCGTGAGGCGCACCTTGCGGTCCATGCGTCAGGGCCCCGGCGGGACAGGGACGATCGACGGCGTGCCGAACTTCGCACCGTAGGCCGTCGCCGGGTAGACGTTGAACGTCAGCGCGTCGGGGGCCTGGCCGGCCGCCTTCGCGACACCGTTCGCCAGCGCGACCGGTTGCTTGACGGCCTTCCCGTCCTTGCCGGTGATCGTCCGCCGGTTGGTGCCGCTCGTCGACGCGTTGCCGTTGGCGTCAGCCTTCTCCTGGAATCCGAGATCCCACGGCTTGAGCTGCCAGCCGTCGGGATCGAACCGGAACTCCCATTTCGTCTCGACGTACTTCTTGACCTCGCCTTCCTCGTCGCCCTCGTCGAGCTTCTGCGACTGCCGCTCGTCGGCCGACTTCAACGAGACCTTCCATTTGCCCGCGGCCTCGCCGTCCCAGACGTCGGAGTTCACGCTCCCGGAGTAGGTGTCCCTGTCCGCCATCCAGGTATCGGCCGCGTAGAACTTCGTCAGCGTCCAGCCGCGCTCCTCGCGTTCGCGGGACAGGCCCTCGATCGGGTCTCCGGCCGAGTTGACGATCAACGCACCGTTTCGATCGCGGAACGCCGGCACGCTCGTCGTGCCGCCGGCGGCCTGCCAGAAGTCCTCGGGGATCCCGGTCGTGGCGTTGATCTTCTTCCCGTTCGGCGGGACGTAGAACTGGACGGTCACGATCCAGAGCATCCCGACGTCGTCGGCCAGGCTGACGTCGAACTCCATCGCCTTGCACGCGGGGAAGTCCCAGTGCGGCAGGCCGTAGCCCTGGCCGGTGGAGTTGGCGATGACGATCTTCGAGGTCCGCGGGTTGTCGACGCGGACCCGCCACCTCTCGGTCGGCCGGTAGGATTCGCCGAGCTTCCCGGAGAGTCCCCCGGAGGGGAGCCAGTCCGCCTTCACGACAGCCATCAGCCACCCTCCAGACCGAACGGGTACTCGTCGTCGGCGGCGGCCGCGACATGGAGGTCGCGGATCTGCTCGAGGACGGAGAGCTGCTTCTCCTGGACGTCCTCGCCGCCGCCGCGCATCAGCCGGAACATCTCCGCGATGCCCTCCTGCGATCGCGAGTCGATGCCCCGCAGGGCCTGATCGTTCCGCAGCTCTGCCGCCGGGGCCGCCGCCGGGGGCGTCGCCCTCGAGGCCGTGTCCACCTGGGCGGCCGACTGCTCGGCCCGGGCGATCACCCCGTCGATGGCCGCCGTCAGCGGGCCGGCGACGGCGGCCCCGACGGGGGCGGCCGACTCGCCGAACGCCCGCTCGAATCCGGCCTTCGAGTCGGCGACGTTCTGGTCGATGCCCTTCGTGATCTCCGCGTTGAATGCCTTCGCCCCTTCGACGTAGGCGTCGAGCCCGGAAGTGTCGAGACCGAGGAACCGCCCGCCGGCCCGGAGGAGCCGCGCGATCCCCTCGACGACCGCCCCGAACCCGAGGACGACAACACCGAGCCCGGCCTCCGCGGCGTTGAACACGCCCGACAGGAAGCCGGCGATCCGATTCATCGCGTCGGCCACGGATCCCCACTGCCCGCCCACCTGGGAGACGTACTCCCAGACGCTCGACAGGTTGGAGATCAGATAGTCGCCGATCCCGGCGAGGAACCGCGCCCCTTGAAGGATCCCGTCGCCGATCGCCTGGCCGAGGTTCGCGCCGCCCATCGAGCCGACCAGGTTCGTGAACGTGTCGGCGACCTCCTTCACGGCTGGGGACAGGTAGGCGACGACCTGGTTCACGACGCCCTCGATCGCCTTGCCTGCCATCGTGAACGCGTCGTTCATCGCCTCGACGTCCTGCCCCTGGGCATTCGTCAGGGTGAGCCCGAGCCGCTCGGCCTGCTCGCGGGCCTGGGCGATCCCCTCGGCCCCCTGAGAGAACAGGGGAAGCAGCTCGACGCCCGACTTGCCGAAGATCTGGACGGCCGCGGCCGCCCGCTGGGCCTCGGTCGGGAGCTTGGCGATTGCCGCGGCGATCGCGTCGAACCGCTCCGAGGCCGACAGGCCCCCGAGCTGGTCCACGGACAGGCCGAGCCCGGAGAAAGCGGCCTGGGCCACCTTCGATCCCTGCGAGGCCTTCACGAACGCGATGTCGGCCTTCGTCGCGGCCTTCGCGATCGTGTCCATGCCGACGCCTGCCAGGTCGCCGGCGAGGGCGAGGCCGGAGAATTCCCCGAGGGTCATGCCGAGCCTCGCCGCGAGTTTGCTCTGCTGGTCGATCACCTCGGCCTGGGCCTGCCCGTAGGAGACCATCGAAGACACGCCGCGGGAGACAGCCCCGGCTATCGACCCGAAGAGCTGGGCCCCCTGGATCGCGACGAGCGAGGTCATGCCGCTCCGGAGGCTGCCGACAGCGGCCTCCATCTTGGCCATGCTGGTCACGGCTTGATTCACGCCCGAGACGAGACCGCCCGTCGAGGCCGTGAATACTGCGCGTACCTTGCCGATGTCCGCCATGACGTCCCTGCCTTCTTGAGCCCGGGGAGCCGGGCTAACTTCTCCGCGATCTCCTCGTCCGTGAGGGGCACCGCCGGCCTGCTCTCGTCACCCTCGCGATAACTGGGCAGGAACCGCTCCTCGTCGCCGCGGTCATACCGGCACCCGAGCGCCGCCCGGATCAGGGCGGTCGCCCGCCCGGCTCGCCGCCACGGGTTGCCCCACGGCTCGACCCGGTAGTAGGCCGCCCACCTCGCCAGTTGTGACCGCGTGATCCTTGGTTTGAGTTCCTCCTCGACATTCCAAACGTTGCATTCCAGGGCCAGCCGGTAGAGCATCAGCTCGAGCGGCTGGCGTCGGAGTTTTTTTCGAGTTCCTCGACCTCTTCCTCGGTCGGCCCGTTCATCAGTTTCATGGCCGCCTCGGCCACCTCGGCCACGCCGGCCGCCGGCATCATCGCCACAGCGTCGAGGCCCTCGTCGCCGGGCGGAATGATCGCCTCGCCCCTGTCGTTCACGAGCATGATCTGGAGGAGCCGCGCGGAGAACGGGGCGTCGGCCGCCTTGTTCCGGTTGCAATACATCCGCCAGACGTCGAGGTCTTCGGCCGTCGGATCCTTGATGAGGACCGTCCGCTTCCACGCGCGGCAGAAGTAGGGCATCGGGGCGCCGGTGGCACCGAGCGCGAGGAGATCGTCGAACGTCGTGATCGTCGTCATGTCAGGTTCCCGTGAGCTGGAAGGAGCAGGACCCCGTCGAGAACTCTCCCTTCCTGCCGGAGTGACTCCAGCGGGTGAGGATCGCCTCTCCGGAGTAGGTTTTGCCGGGGACCGAAAACGTGAGCAGCCCGCGCATCCCGACGTCCTGGAGCGAGAACGACGGCGGCCCCCAGAACTGGAAGGCGGCCGTCGCCGATTCGATCGAGGTACAGTCCCATTCCTTGAGAACCCGCGAGGCCATTCCGTAGCCGACCACCTGGCTGTCACCGTGAGTGACGTCCTGGAGTTGACCGGCTGCGGCCTCCGAGTCAAACCCGGTGAGCGCGCCGATCTGGACGCCGGCGAAGGTGACGATGCACGGATGGGAACTGGGGGGCAGGGGCATCGGCTCCCCCGATCAGGAGAGGACCTGCTCGAACGTGGCCGAGCCCTCGACGAACGCGCCGACCTTCCGGCTGATGCTCGACGCGGTGCAGCGGTAGGTGCCGCTGCCGCCGGTCGTGGTGAGCGTGCCTTCGGCGCCCTCGGTCGGGGGCGTGGCCGTGCCGTGGCAGCGGAACTGGATCGTCACCTTCTTCGGATCGGCCGGCTCCTTGAGCGGGGCATTCGCGTAGACCTTCTCGGCCCCGTCGGCGAGGTCGAGCGTCGAGAGGTCGACCCGCTCGCGGCTCGGGGCCGAGCCCTCCTGGCTGATGTCGATGCACTTGAAGGTCGCGCCGGCGAACGAAAACGTCGTCCCCTGCGAGCTGATCCAGGTCACGGGATCGGGCATGGTCTACTCCTCCCAGGTGATCGCGTAGGTCTGTTCGACGATGTAGGTCGGAACGTCGCGGCCTTCGAGGAACACCGCGTCGCCGTCCTGCTGGCCGGTGATCGCCGACTCGTGAATCTTCAAGTCGCCGACGAGGCCGGTAAAGTTTCGGAGCGCGGCCCGGATCCCCCGGGCGAGCTGCTTCGCCTGGAGGTAACCGTCGGCGCAGATCGACACGGAAAACGTCCCCTGGACCAGGGTCGAGGATCCGAATCCCTCGTCGAGCGTCTGGAGGTCTTCCTGCCCCGCCTGGCCGTACATCACGAACGGCGGCAGGACGCCCTCCGGGACGGCCAGCGGGTAGGCAGGGCACCCGGCCGCGTCCTCGATCGCGTCGCGCAGCCAGCCCTCGGCGTAGTTCGTGGGGAGTGGCATGGTCACCTCTTGCGTCGGAAGCCGGGGGCGCCGCCAGGGTTTCGCTTGGAAGCCAATTCGGCCGTGGCCTTTTCGAGGGCCTCGGTCATGCCTTTTCGCAGCGTTGCGGCAGTCACCGGCCCCATCTCGCGGTACGTCTTTTCCATCATCCGGAACGCTCTTGCGCCGCTGGCGGTACCGAACTCCAGCCAAATCGCCTTCCGGCTCTCGAATCCGGCCTTGTACCCCAAGACTCCCCAGACGAACGACCCGTAGTCGGAACTGTTGCCGGTCTGGCCGACGCGAACAGTGGCAGCCTTCCGTAGGGCGCCGGCGATGTTCTTGATCTTCCCGGACCCCTTGGTGAAACGCCCCCCGCTGTCTCGCGTGATCGCAGATGCTCGGAGTGTTTTCTTGCGCTTTGGCGTGTTCCGTCTCAGGATCGGAATTCCGGGTTTCATCGCCCGCCGCATGGTCGCCTTTAGGTGTTTCTTCGCGATGTGCCGCGGCAGTGCCTTGAATCGCCCCATTAGCGCGCCGATGTGCTTGTCGGCGTCGTAGCTGTTCGGTTCAAACGCAGAATTCCACGAGAGCGCGATCATGTGGCTTGCTCCTCGACCGTCAACTCGTATTCCTCGCGGGCGCCCTTCTCGACGACCGCGGAGATGTAGAGGAGCCGGTCGCCACGGCTCACCCACCGAAGCCGCCAGTTGCCGCGGAGGCCGGCGACGTAGCGGATCCGGACGGTCGCCTGGGTCGAGCCGCCGATCTGGCCTCGCCGCTGCTGCTCCGAGTAGCTCACTGCCTCATAGGATCCGTAGACGCGGCCGACCTCGCTCCACGACTGGACGCTCTCGCCGAGCGAGTTCCGGGTCTCGGTCGGCGATTCGATCGCGAACACCTCGCGCAAGAGTCCGGACGGAAGCCCCATGTCACCAGCCCCCGTCGTGGGATTCGCTGGCGAGCAGGGCCTCGAAGGCCTGCGGCAGCTCGGCCGCCGTGTCCTCCGCCAGGACGCCGCGGTTCTTGAACAGATGCTCGACGTACATCAGCAGGGCCGCGCGGAGCTGCGGGGCGATCGGCGTCCCCGGAGCCACGCCCCCCCAGTAGGTCGCGACGACCTTCCCGGCCACGCCGGTTGGGATCTTCACCGTGGCCGGCATCGCGTCGGCGTCGACCTCGAGGTCGACGGCCGCCACGGCCACGCCGTCCACCGTGACGGCGAGCGGGTAGGTCTCATTCACGAGCAGGGGCGGGGCGGGGAGCGTCAGGACCGGCGAGGGCGACGACCAGGTCGCGCGGTACTGGGTCGCGACGAGCGTCTGGCCGAGCCGCCGCTCGATCAGCCGGCGACCGGCGGCGATCTTCCCGAGGAGGAGCGTGTCGTGGTCGTCCTGGTCGGGCATCAGGCCGACCTGGGCCTTCGCCTCGACGAGGCTCACGGGCTCGATCACGGGCCACTGGATCACGCGGAGGGTGTCTGGTTTCATGACTGATTTACCGATTGGATGTAGTTCGGCTGGGCCGTGATGAGCGACACGGTGCCCCCGAGGAAGATGTCGGCGTAGGTCTTGCCGCCGATCTGCCTTTCGTGCCAGGCCTCGATGCGGAACGATCGCGGGTAGGCGACGTAGCGCGAGTCGAAGTCGAGCCCGGAGAGCCCGTAGAACGTGGCCGCGGTGAAGGTCATCGTCGCAACCCGCCGGCCGGCCGAGTCGGTCGTGATCACGGGCGTGATCGCGATCGTCTTCCCGGCGTCGGTCGCCGTCGCCTCGGCGTAGGCGGTCCAGCCGGAGTAGTTCAGGCCGGAGACGAACGTGACGGTCACGACCGCATTCGCGCCGCTCCTGACGAGGTCGACCTTCGCCGCCGCCATGCCGCGGAGCGGCGTGACGATCAGATCCTTCGCGGCGACGTTCGGCGTATTCGGGATCGGCACGGGGTCACCTCGTTTCGATCGCCACCGACTCGACCGCCCGCTCGACCTCGAGGCCCGGCAGACGCGGCCCGCTGTCTGCCGGCTCCGCGACCCCGCCCTCGACCAGGGCCAGGGCGAGCTGCGGCGTCGCGGAGATCACCTCGCCACGCCGGTAGCCCCGGTAGGAGCGAAGGAGCCGGAGCGGCTGCGGGGCTGCGGGATCGGGCACTGGTCCCTCCGGATACGGGGCGGCCCGGGGGCTGGCGTCCGTGCCGGCCCCCGGGCCTGGTTTGCTGTCACGCGGTCAGGATCAGGTCGCCGCCTTCGCCAGCCGGGCCACGAACTCGGGGCCGTGATTGCTCACGCCCACCCGGGTATTCGCGACGTAGAGGACCTGGCGGCTGCGGACGAGCAGCTCGCGGGCGACGTTGATCTCCAGGCCGGAGTCCTTGACCCCGACGGCGGTCGCCATCGAGAAGTCTCCGAACAGGGCGAGCGTGGTCGCCGGCAGCCCCTTCACCAGGTACACCGGGGCACCGAAGATCGTCGGCACGACTTTCCCGCCACCCACGACCATCGTCGTCTGCTGCGCGGCCCAGATCTTCATCAGGTCGACGTAACCGGCCTTCGAGCAGACGAAGGAGCCGGTCCCCATGATCGACTCGTCGACCTTGCCGACCAGGTCGGCGAGGTTGGTGACGGAGGTCGCGGAGTTGAGTGCCACGGTGATCGTGTTCCCGCCGGCGACGGCGCCCGCGAGGCCGGTGATCGCCGGGTTCGACGCGTTGCCCCCGAGCCAGACCGAGTCGATCCAGCGGGCGAGGCCGTGCGAGAACCGATCGACGAGCAGGCCGGCGACGTCCACCGGGGAATCCTCGAGCAGGGCCCGCGAGACGGGCACCGAGGCCCCGCCTTCGTAGAGGACCAGCTCGGCGCCGCTGGAGTTGACGTCCTGATCCGTGAACGCCACGTTTTCGGCGGCGAACCCGAACGTGACGTCGCCCGACTTCGGGATCGACAGCTTCTGGCCGGCCGGCCGGAAGATGCTCGCGAGTTGGAGGCCGACCGACTGGTACTGGAGCCGGTTCACGATCGCGTTGTAGAGTTCCGTGGTCACCCAGTCGTCGCCGTAACCGTCGACGGTTTCGCCCATCGCACGCTTCGCGACACCGGACAGCCCGCAGAGGTAGGAGCCGACCGCGGCGGCGATCTTCACCGACCGGAAGGCCCGCACGCCGGCGCGGATGTCGACCTTGTCCGTCTCCTGGTCCGTGATCTCCGGCTTCTTCGGCTCGGAGTCGCTCGACCGGACAGCCCGCAGCGCGGCGAGCCGCTCATCGAGGGCCCGCTCGCCCTGCGCCTCGGAGGCGATCTCGCCGGCCCGAGTCGAGAGGGCCGCGAGCCGATCCTCGATCCGCTTCTTGTCGCCCTCGTCGGCCGGGGTCACGGAGCGGAGATCGTTGATCTCGTTCTCGATGCTGACGGTCTCGTCCTGGAGTCGAGCGAGCTTGGGGCTGGGCATGGTTCGCGTCCTTGCGTGCGGGGTGTTCGGGCCGACGCTCGCGAGAATGCCAGCCGGAGCCACCCTCGGAAAAGTTTCGCGCGTCCTACGGTAGGACGATTTCAGGGAGGGCACTTGCCGCCGGCGCACTTCCCCGCCTTACAGGTGCAGGCCGGCGAGCATTCGCAGGGGATCTCGATCCGGCCGTCGGGCTTGATCTTGCCGTTCGTGCATCCGCATTTGCATCCGGTCGGCTTCGGCTTCGGGCCGGGGGCCGGCGGCGGAGCCGGGGGCCCCGGCGGCGCGGCATCGAGCGCGAGGCTCGCCCGGGCGGCGGCGACCGCGGCGGCCGCCTTCGGGGCCTCGAGGTCGACAGCGGCCGGGTCGGCCGACAGCCAGACGAGCCAGGCGATCAGGGAACGCCAGAGGTTCGCGATCACTTGGGGGCCTCCTCAGTGAATGCCCGCCAGACCCAGATCGCGGCGGCCGCGCCGGCCACCGACCACAGGATCCCGGCCGGCCGGTAGCCCCCGCCGCCGACCGCGGCCTCGAGCAGGCCGCCGACGACGGAGCCGGCCACGCCGCAACCGATAGTCTCGATCCCAGTCGCGCGGCCGTCGGGCCGGATCGGCAACAGCCAATTCCCGATCGAGCCGGCGATCCAGCCAAACACGATCCATCCGATCAGCGACATCTACCACCCCCTTCCGTGTTCGAGAACTCGATGCCCTTCGTCGTCGACGCGTGCCCTCACGATCTGCTGCTCGGCCCCGACGGCCTGCGGGCCTTCGGCCACGAGCGCGACCCAGAGGAACGTTTTCGCGATCCGCGCGATCACCCGCAGGACCGGCCGGTCGGGCCGGGGCGGGCCGAAGGGCGTCGGCGGGAAGGGCCCGGAGGCCGAGGCCGAGAACCAGAGCAGGAACAGGACCGCGGCCGCCGCGAAGATCGCGTGCCGCTTGTTTAGGGTGACCGTCATCGACGAGCCTCCGGCGCGGGGGTGAGCCAATTCCCGTGGTGCAGGTCGCGCCAGCCAAAGCCGCTGATCGACCCGACCGCGAACGAGTCCTCCTGGGCGAGCATCCGCTCGACGACACGCCGCTCGACCCAGAACGAGCCGTCGGGCATGTCTGCCGGCCACTTCGGGCCGGTGATCCAATTCGGGCCCCAGGAGTTCAGGCAGAGCAGGGCGTCGGAGGGCGAGCCGTTCCGCTGGTAGCGGACGGCCACGAAGACCATTTGGTGGGCCCACTGCCCTGACGCCGCGGCGTAGCCCTGCGCGTTGCGGGTGTTCGTGAATCCCTGCATCGAGGCGACCGGCACCGGGAACCCGGCCTCGATCGCGGCGGCGGCCTCGGCCCAGGTCGTGACGAGGGCGATGTGGGTCGCGGGGTGTCTCTTCGCGACCGCGTCCAGCCGGCCGCCGTCGCCCTTGCCGCCGCAGCCGTAGGCGCCCCACTGCTTCGCCCGGTCGGCGGAGTAGGCCCGGAGGTCGAGGTCGCCGATCTGCTCGCGGTAGACGACGCCCCAGTCGCGGACCCAGCGGGCCGCGGCCGCGCCGTAGGAGCCGTCGCTCCAGCCGCCGACAGGAGCGGCGCCATCGCCCGACCGGCCGCGGGCCTCGACCCGCGAGCCGCCGTAGATCGCCTCGGTGGATGGGAACGGGGGCGGGTTCGCGAGCCGGCCGGTTTCCCAGTCGACGCACTGGGCGACGTAGACCCCGTGCGCCCAGCCGAAGGAAACACAGTCTCCGATGCCCTGCCGCTCGACGATCCACGGCCGGCCGTAGAGGGCCTGGTGGGCTTTGTAGGCCGACCGGTACAGGAACGTGTCGACGCCCTCGGCCTTCGCCACGGTCTCGGCCCCGGCCCGGGCGAACGTCGGCTCCGGCAGCTCGGCCAAGAACGCGCGGACGCCGTCGGGATCCGGCCGCCACCCGAACCGGCCGTCGCCTTCACCGATCCAGCCGGCCGCGCGGGGGCCGCCCGTCAGGCTCGCGACGACAGCCGCGACCGCCAGGCCGAGGAGCAGGGAGACGGCGAGAATCCGGATCCTATCGTGCCGCATGGGTTGCCTCCCGGCCGATCGCGCGGATCGCGTCGACCCACTTCGCCCGCTGCTCGGGGGTCACCGGTCCGCCGGCGGTCCCGACCTGGTCCTCGAGGTAGGTCTTGATCGCGTCGCGGGCCGCCGGCTGGCGAGCCCCGATCGACACGCCGCGGCATCGCAGCTCTCGCGACCGCTGCCGCAGATCGTCGAAGGCGACGCCGGTCTTCAGGAACGGCTCGGCCTGCCGGCCGTCCCACTCGATCTCATCGGCCAGCTCGGAGCAGAGGGCGCCGATCGCGGCCGCGTCCTCCGACGCCGTCGGTCCCTTGAACAGGCCGCGCAGATGCAGGCCCGACGGTGCCGGGGCCGGGGCCGGGGCGGGCGGCGCCGCCTGGTCGTGGAGGCTGGCAGACCAGACGACGGCGGCGCCGATCACCAGGCCGACGGCGAGCAGGTGCCGGGGCTGGAGCGACGCCGCGGCGACCTTCTTCTGGAAGGTCTCGCGGATCGCCTGGATCGTTTCCGGCTTCGTGAACAGGATCGCGGCGGCGGCGAGCAGGAAGGCGGTGATCATCACGACCTCACGAGTTTCAGGATTTGCTCCATCGCCCCGGCGGCGATCGCCAGGACGAGCGACCGGACAGCCGGCCGAACGATCAGCCAGAACGGCCAGGCGACGACGGGGATCGCCTTGTCGGCCACGAGGTCGAACAGGCTCGCGGCCGCGGCCAGGACGACCGCCCGCTTCTCGTCGCGGGTCAGGCCCTCGACCGTGTCGAGCGTGGTGACGCACATCCGCAGGAGCGAGACGAGCAGCTCGCCGAACTCCTGCCAGGTCAGGCCGCCGGCGGCGGCCGACCGGGCCGCGGCGAAGAATGCGCCGAGCTGGGCCGCGAGCGTGTCGAACGGCGCCGCGGCGGCGGCGGGGGCGTTGGCGTCGATCATCGGCTGCGCCTCCAAATGGAATCCGCGGGCACGACCTGGCGGCATCGTGCGCGGCAGGACTGGCACTCGACGTACTGGACCTGGCGGTCGCCGGCCCGCTTCGATGACGTCGCGCGGGCGCGGCCGCCGCACTTGGGGCATTTACCCGGCATAGAGGCGCATCCTCGCGGCAGCGGCGGCGGCGACAGCCCGGGCGGCGGCGAGGCTCGACACGCGGAGACCGCGGGTCTCCTCGGGCTCCGGCACGGTCTCGGGCTTGTCGTCGATCCAGATGTCGGGCGAGAGGCCGGCGTCGGCTGCGGCCGACCGTTTGCGCCGGTCCGGCCCGGCAAGAACGACGCCGGCCAAGTCGCCAAAATGTTCACCGAACGCCAGCCGCAGTTCCTCGCGGTTCTGTTCGTTGTCCTCGCGGCGCGTCACGCAACAGACGCGGTTCCCGCGGGCGAGGGCCTCGGTCATGAAACTCCGCCACAGGCCGGGGGCGGCCGTGAACGTCTGGTCGAAGTCGAGCGAGATCAGCAGGCCCTGGGCCGTGCCGGGGGCGGCCGCGGCGGCGCGGGCGGACCGCCAGAGGTCGAGGGACCGGGCCGACAGGCCCGACGACGGATAGGCCGCGCGAGTGACTGGTGACAGATCGTAGAGGCCGGAAGCCTCGTTGATCGTCCTCGTGACGTTGCCTCGCCCATCCTCTTCCCAGCTCTCGCCCTTCTCGTTCACCGTGAACGCGAACGAGGATCCGAAAATCGTCTTCGAGCGGATCAGCGTCAGGACCTCGGCGGCCGTCGGAGTCGCGACCGGATCGGCCTCATAGGCCAGGCCCTTGTCGGTCTTCTCGATCCGGAGCGTGCCGTTCGTGGTCCGCGCGAGAATCTTGGAGTCGTCGTGGTTGAAGAGCAGCGGGACGTCCAGCCGCTTCTTCGCCAGAACCTTGTCGAACGCCGTCGGCGCGAACTTCTCGCGGAAGCCGCCCAGGTCCGAGGAGAGCGAGTCCCACGGCGGCGCGATGCCGCGGATCTTCGGTGCCTCGCCGTCCCGCTGTTCGACCGTCAGTTCCCCGCCTTCGGCGATCGGCAGATAGCGGCGTTCAGGTTGCATCGTTCTGGCCTCCTGGCTGGGCGGGGTTGGTGCCGTCGACCATCTGCGACGCGAGGGCCTCGGTGATCGTCGGGAAGGCCGCGGTGATCAGGGCGACGGCCGCGTCCTTGTCGATCGTGCCGGCGGCGATCTGGTTCAGGACATCGAGGAGCGCCGTGACCTGGGCGCCGTTGAGGGCGGTCGAGGCCAGGGCCGCGCCGGAGGCTGCGGCCGCGAGCGGGTCGGTCTCCGAGTCCACGGTCGTGTCGGCCGGCGGGGTCTCGTCATCCGGCGACGCGTCTGCCGGCGTGTCGTCGGTCGTGTCGCTCGCCGGCGGCTCGCCCCCGGCGGCCCCGGCCTGGGCGGCGGCAGCGGCGAGCGTCGAGAACCCGAGCTGGACGAACGTCTCGTTCGCGGCCGGGTCCTCGAGGAGCGGCAGATCCTCGCGGTCGCGGATCTCGTTCGGCGTGATCGCGCCCATGTTCCAGAGCGTCTGGTAGAGCGCCGACCGGGCCGCGGTGTCCCCGCGGAGAAGCCCGCGGTTGTCGAGCCGCGCGTAGATGTCCTCGCCGTAAACCGGCTGGAGGAGCATGTCCACCGGCCCCTCCATCCGCTTCTGCCAGGGCAGCAGGCACCAGACCTGGGCGGAAAGATGCTCCTGTTCGACGGTCGAATATTTCGCCATCCGGGCGTCGCCGAGGAGCGTCGAGGGAACGCCCCAGCAGCGGCAGACGTCGGGGAGGATCGCGTCCCTCAACTCCTGGAACTGGTTCGCCTCCATCGAATTTGATTCGATCGGGACCAACTTCGTCTTTCGCGGCAGGACGGCCGCGCTGCCGCGGTTGGCGGCGCCGCCGTAGAGCGTCCGGATCTGCTCGCGGAGGGCGTCGACGGCCTCTTGCGGGATCTTCTCCTGAGTCTCCAGGACAACGTCGGGCCGCGCGGAGTTCTTCCAGAAACTCGTCGCCGCGGTGTCGAGTTCACGGGCGAGGGCGATCGACGTCCCGCAGAGTTCAGCCGGCGCCATGCCGATCGTGCCATTGTTCGACAGCCATCGCCAGTGCATCACCTCCGAGGCCGGCACCGGTTCCCAAACGCCGCGGTCGTTCCAGAACTTGTAGGTGAGCGAGTAGTCGGAAAGACGCTCGACCTTGACCCGGCTCGGGTGCATCGGCCGCAGCTCGGAACAGAAGCCGCGCGGCCCCGGCAGGACGCGGCAGTAGGCGTTTCCGTGGAGGGCCGTCCAGTAGCTGACCAACTGCCAGAAGTCGTAGGCCGACTGCCACGGGTTCGGCCGCTTCCGCAGCGTGTAGGAGCAGGGGAGGTTTGCGTCCTCCTTCCGTCCGTCTGGGAGCGTCCGCATCACCTGGAGCGGCATGACCGCCACGGCTTGCGAGATCCAGCGGACGACCCCGAGGATCGACGACACGCGGATCGCGGTCTCGGGGCCGATGTCGCGCGGCGACAGGCTCAGGCTGATGTCGGCCAGGCTCTGCCGCAGGTTGACGAGCGTCCCGCGGATCGGCCGCGCGGCGGTCTTTCGGCGCGGGGCGGCGGCAGGCTTGCGGGGCATCGGCAGACCCTCGGTCGGCAGCGCTCCACGCCCTGCCTGCCGCCAGTGTCCGCCCCCCGGGTTTGCCCGGTAAAGTTTCAGAGAACGTGGATCTTCCAGTCGTCCGCGCTGCCCGTTTCCGCGTCGTCGGTCGAGGCGAGCGCGAGGGCGTTGACGAGCGCCGCGATCCCGTCGATCTTCTCGTTCGACTTCGCCTTGTCCGGCTTGATCATGCCCGTGGGGTCCGTGTAGACGCACACGTTGTTAGCGTTGAACGCCGCGACCGGGTTCGCTCCGTGCCGGAGCCGGCCCTCGACGACCAGGGCCTCGAGTAGTTTGCACGGCGCGTTGAGGTAGGCCGTTCGCTGGGCGACCGACTTCACTTCGATGCCTTCCCGCTGGAGGAGTGTCTCCAGGGCCCCGGCCTGCCAGGGATCGACCCCGACGCCGCGGATCTCGTGCGACTCCCCGTAGGCGATGATGTCGCGGGCGACAGCCTCATGGTCGAGCCGGTGGCCGTCGGTCACGGTCACCCAGCCTTCGCGGATCCAGGTGTCGTAGGGGATGCCCTCGCGTACCCGGTCGCCGACGGTCTCCGAGGGGACCCAGTATTTCCACTCGACCGAGTAGGAGCCGTCCGCCTCTTTGAACACGAAAGCCGCGCTCGTCATGTCGAGGTTCGACGCGAGGTCGACACCCACCCAGCAGGGCCGGCCGGGGAGCGGCTCCAGCGGCTCGCGGCCGCACTTCGCCCAGTCGTCGCCGTGGAAAAAGCGGGAATCGGCCTGTTGCCAGACGTTCAAGGAGTATCGGAGGAATTTCGACATCTTCCGCGGATCGGTCGTCGCGTCCTGGTAGTCGGCCGCGAATTCCGATTCGGGAAACGCGACGCCCATCGACGGATTCGCTTTCCGCCAGACGGCGGGATCGGAGAAGTCGTCCTCCGGATCGGCCGCGTAGATCAGCCCGTAGAACGTCGGGTTTGCGGCCGGGGTCTTCATCACCAGCTCGGAGTCCTTCCACCACTGCCAGCCGATGCCGTTCCGGTCCTCGCCGGCCGTCGAGATCGACATCACGACGCTATTCGGCGTTCCGCGGATCGCGTAGACGAGGGCATCGACCAGAGCCGGCGAGCGGAAACTGTGGATCTCGTCGAGGATGACCGAGCCGTTCAGGCCTTCCTGTTTCCGCCACTCGCTCGACAGACAGCGGATCTCGTTCCCGTGCTGCCGGTTCCGGATCACGCTTTTGTAGTCGATCACCTCGAGCAGCTTCGAGAGTTGCGGCGAGGCCTCGATCACGGCGGCCGCCATGCGGAACATCGTCCGCGCCTGCTCGCGATCGTTCGCGGCCAGGAAGACGTCGGCGATCGGGAAATGCGAAGTCGCCATGTAGGCCGCGAGCTGCGACATGAGCGAACTCTTCCGGTTCTTCTTCGGAACCCAGATCCCGGCGCGACGGTAGCGGAGCCGGCCGGTCGGCCCCTTCCACCCGAAGATCGGCGCGATGACGCGGTCGCGTTGCCAGTCGAGGACCTTGATCGGCTGCGGTTTTCCGTCGTCGCTCGGGTGCCGACAGAATCGCTCGATGAATTCGGCCGGCCGCGCGGCGGCCTCGGCGTCGAACGTGAACCCGGCGACGTACTCCGGCCGCCTCTTCGGATCAGCCGCCCGTGAACGTCCGGAGGGCGCGGGCTTCTTCGTCGTCTTCTTCGCCATCGGTGGGGTCCTGCGGGAGCCGGGCCGCGGCCGCCGCGGTCAGACCGAAGTCCCGGGCCAGCATGACGAAATCCCGCCGCGAGTCACGGAGCAGCTTCGCGACCGGGCTGGCGGCCTGCCCCTTGTCGGTCGCCGTGATCCAGCCCTCGGCGGCGAGCTGCTCCTGGAGGGCGAGGATGTCGGCATGGATCTGGCAGAGGATCGCGAAGGCGGCGGTCTGCTCGGGGGCGAGCCGGCCTGCGGCGATCAGGGCAGGGGCGACGGTCCGCCAGAAGGCGAGCGCCGCCGGAACGGCGGCGACGTCCGGGGGCGGCGGCAGTTTGCCGGCAGGCGGGGCGGCATCGGCGGGCCTGGCCGGCGCCGGCTTTTTCGCCCGCGTGTTCCGGCCGGTCTGGGATCGGCCGCTCCGGGGGTCAGGGATGGGACCTCGGGAACCCAAGTGGACCTCCAATTCTCGAAAACCCGACACGAACTAGCGCAGAGCGGCCGTGGGGTCATGCGTTGAATGGCACGATTGTTGCGTACCCCACCCCCCTTTTTCGACGCGTTCGGCAGTCACAGGACGCCCCGCCTCCGCTGCTCCGCCCTGGTCTTCTTTCCGTGGCACGAGCTGCACCGCCAGGCGAGGTTCTCGTCGTCGTCTCGGCCGCCGTCCTCGAGGGCGACGATGTGATCGGCGTGGCCTGTCTTCCCGTAGGCGACACGGCCGCAGTCGCGACAGACGTAGGAGTCGCGGATCGCGATCCGCTGCCGCTTCGCCTGCCAGTCGGCGGTCCGGTAGTGGGCGACCTCCTTCGTCGCCGCCCGTCGCATCGTGGGCGGCCGCCAGCGGGGAACGGGTAGTGGCATGGGTCGGCTATAGGTCAGGGAAGGCGGCAGTCGGCGCGGTGAACGCGGCCGTGTAGCGGGCCTCGCCGCGGGATAGGCGAAATTCGTCTATGTGCCCCGCGATGGACTCTGCGCTGGTCGAGTTGTTCCCTATGCGGATGTGGTCGACCGTCAGGTTGTAGGGGCTGGCCGTGGCGCTGGCGACCTGGGCGCCGTCGACGAACATTCTCAGGCTTGAGCCGCTGCGAGTTACGGCGACGTGGTACCACTGGCCGCTCGTCAGCGCGCCACCTGTGATACGGGTCTGGAACGCGGTTCCGTTCGTGATGTCGAACACGAGCCCTGTGGACGTCCCATCCCTGTTGAGCGTCCAGCCGCCGGCGGCCGGCCAGTCCCCAGCCTGGACCACGCGAGCGTTCGCCGCAGAGCTTGCCCAGTTTGGCCGGAGCCAGCATTCGATCGTGAAGTCTTGCGTGCCCAAAACGAATTCGGAACTCGTGGCAAAAATGCTGTCTCCGCTGCCGTCGAATGCTGCGGACTGACTGCCGAATTTGCTTTGTTCCGTGGTCTGCGTGGCATTCCCTCCAGCCGTGACCGTCTTCGTCGCCGGCGAGGAGTCAGCGAACGTCTGGCCGCTTCCCTCCATGTGCAGCAGCAGGACGGTACTACTCGAAACCGGCCAGGTCCCCGCCCGCTTGAACGACTCGGCCTCGCGCAGCGTCCAGACGCCGCTCGCCGCGGAATGGAGCCCCGAGGCCGCCGGGACGCGATTGAACCCGATGTATCCGCCTGGCCCCCTCACGCGTCACCTCCAGGAATCAAGACAGCTCTTTCCAGCAGGCGACGACATGAAGGTCGCCGCCGACCGAGGCCGTGGCGTAGATCGACTCGGCCTCGGTCAGGCAGAGGCCGAGATCCTTCGACGCGACGACGAGCGTGGCGTCGGCCGGGACCGTGATCGTGTGCGCGAGTTTGGTCGCCGTGCCCGTGTTCGTCGCCGAGGCGTAGACCGAGATCGTGACGTCGCAGGCGTTCACGCCGTCCACGTTCGCGACGATGAGCGAGTCGATGAGATACACCTTCCCGGAGGAGGCCGCGTTGCTTACGACCTGGGTCTCGGTCGTGTTGTCGAGCCTCACGAACGCGTTATTCAGGACGACAGTCGAGGCCGAGGCGATGTTTGGGTTTGCCATGCGTCACCTATGAGAGGGCGAGGACCAGGCCGAGCGAGACACCGCCGGAGCCCGTGTTCCCCCGTGGGATCGTGATGTCGAGGACCGCGGCAGAGCTGCTGCCGCTGTTCGTGACCGAGGCGTTCGACCCTGCCGCTCCGGTCGTCACCGTGCCGATGGCGATCGTGGCGGCGGCCCCGGCGGGGCCGGTTGCCCCGGCCGAGCCGGCGGGTCCGGTCTCGCCCGCGGCCCCGGCGGGGCCGGTGATCGCCGACAGGGCGACGATGTTCGTCCAGGTCGAGCCGCCGACGTAACGCCACTGGATGTGCGTCCCGGAGGCCTGGAACTCAACGTCGCCTCCGTCGGTCCCTTCGTCTCCCCTGGGGATCGTCAGGTTCAGCGTCTGGGCCGGGGCGGTACCCGTGATCGTGGCCGAGGCCGACGAGCCGGCGGCCCCCGTGGTCACCGTGCCGATCGTGAGCGTGTTCGCGGGTCCGGCGGCGCCGGTTGCCCCTTGCGGCCCAGTGATCGCGGAGAGGGCAACGAGGTTCGTCCAGGTCGAGCCGCCGACCGGTCGCCATTGAACGTGCGTGGCGGTCGTCTGTAGCTCGAGCGTCGCGCCCGTCGCGCCGGTGGCCCCGGCGGGGCCGGTGATCGACGCGAGCGTGGCGAGATCCGACCAGGTCGAGCCGCCGACGACGCGCCACTGGATGTGCGTCGCGGTCGTCTGTAGCTCGAGGTTCGGTCCGGCCGCCCCGGCGGGCCCGGCCGGGCCCTGGGGAAGCGTGAGGTTCAGCGTCTGGTTTGGGGCGGCGCCCGTGATCGTGGCGGCGGCGGTGCCCGTCGCGACCGTGCCGATCGCGAGCGTGTTCGCAGGGCCGGTGTTTCCGGTGGGCCCGCGGTCGCCAGTCTGCGCGACGGTCACGCTCGCGGTCGTGCCGGAGACTGCGACCGTCACGGGGCTCCCGGTGATCGTCACGCTCATGGCGAGGTCGGCGACACGACGCCGGAGAGGTAGGTCCTGGTCACCGTTCCGGGCGACACGCCGCGGAAAAACCAGCGGTAGCTCTTGGTCGGCGACAGGGCTGCGGTCTGCACTTCGGTGAGCGACAGGACGAGCTGCCCGAGGGCGGCGTTCGTCACCTCGATCGCGAAGGTCGCCGCGGTCGCGCCCTGCGAGGCGATCGCGACGCCGTTCTGGTAGCTGGGCGAAACCTCATAGACGAGGGCGGTCCAGGAGAACCCGGTTCCGTCGATCGACAGGTCGATCCCCAGCGTGAACTCGTCGCCCGGGACGAACGCCAGCGTTAGGTCGGCCGGTAATGCGGAGAACGTGGGCATACGGAGACCGTAACCGCGGGCCGGAGTGGCGGGAAAGTTTCAGATCGCCGCGGCCTCGCGGAACGCTGTGTCGAGGGTCGAGGCGTCGAGGCCGAGAGCCGGGCCGAGGGCGGCAAGCCACGCGCTGCTTCGGTGGACCTCGGTCCCATACTCCCACTCGACGCGGACGCTCTCGCGGGTGATCGCGTCGGGGATCGACGCGATCACGGCATCGACCTGGGCGAGCGTGATCCCGTGACGGATCAGCCAGAGGCGGGCTTGCCTGGCGGAGATCGTGGCGGGGACCGGCGAATCGTCGGCGGCATACTGCCAGCCGGCCGGCAGTTGGTCGGCCGGAACGGCCGTGCATCCGTCGGGCGGAGACCAGCCTTCGGGAACGTCTGGACGGACGAACGTCACGACGCGGCCGGCCGTGTTGACGATCGCGAAGGAGGCGGCGTTGATTCCCACGGTCAGCTCCACGCGATGATTCGCACTAGACCGTTGCCGCCGTTTCCGCCGGCACCAGACGGCGATCCGTTGACACTTGCGCCGCCGCCGCCGCCGCCGCCGCCGGGGAACGCGCCGTTGCCTCCGGCGCCTCCCGCGCCGGCAGAGTTGCCGCCGCCGCCGCCGCCGCCTTGGCCGCAAATGCCTCCATAGGCGAGATAGGCCACGCCAGCCGTTCCAGCCCCCCCTCCGGCCGTGCCGCCTGCGAGGTCCGGGATATTGAAATTGTCGCCACCGCGAAGCCGGACGTTTCCGCCCGCCCCCGCAGTGTTGGAAGAGTTGACACCGCCGCCGCCGCCGCCAGCGGAACAACCTCCTTGGGCAAAGTTGGTGGAGTTCATCGCCCCTGTGGGTGGCGATGCAGATGACCCGCCGGCTCCGCCGAGGTTGCACTGGCCGGGGCCGGTGTTTTCGTTCGACCCTGCGGCGCCACTTCCGCCGCTGGTAGTGCCGGCGCCTCCACCGTTTCCGGGTGTTGCCATTAGCACGACGGGGCCGGAGCTGTTGCCAGAGCGTATGAATGTGTAGTTGTTGTAGGTGCCCGCACTGCCGTTCGTGTCGTCCGCAGTGACGGCAGCGCCGCCCGCGCCGCCAGGCGATACGCTGATCCATAGCGTCGTCGATGGAAGGTCTGTGACGCTGATCGTCATTGTTTTCACTTCGCCCGACCCGCCGCCGCCGCCGCCTCCGCGAACGGACCCAGCGGCGCCGCGACGACCCGACCCGCCGCCGCCTCCGCTTCCGACGACCACCAGCGAAACGGTTTTCACCGCGGCCGGAATCGTGAACGTGTAGCCGCTGGCAGCGCTCCCAGTAGCCCCGGACGGGGCACTCGTCCTTGTGAACTCGAAGACGGTAGCCTTGGTGATCGTCACGGCCCCAGTCGCCCCGTCGACGCTCGTCACCGGAGGCGCGGCGTAGGTCTGGTCGCCGCGCAGGAACGTCGAGGCCGAAGCCGTCCCGCTCCCGAGCCGCGCCGTCGCGATCGTGCCGGTCGCGATGTCGCTCGCCGCGTGAGTGTGCGTGGTCGGCGTCCGCGAGTCGGAGAGCCGGGCGTCGTTCCCCTGGCAGACCGTGCCAGCGGCCGAGCCGAAGTTTGGCACCAGGGCGCCGCTCGAGGTCGTGAGCCCAGCCCCGACCGAGAGGCCGACCGTCTGCGCGGCGTAGGTGACCGGAGCCGTGGCCGAGACGACGCCGGGATCGCCCTGCGGGCCGGTCGCGCCTGCTGGGCCTGTTGCTCCCGCCGCACCCGTGGCGCCGGTCGCTCCCGTGGCACCCGCGGCCCCGGCCGGGCCGGCCGGTCCCTGGGGACCCTGCGGGCCTGTCGCCCCGGCCGCTCCTGCCGGTCCGGCCGCGCCGGCCGGTCCCTGCGGCCCGGCTGGGCCTTGCCCGCCGGAGACCCCGACGGAGACATCCTGGTCGCTCGCGGTGACGTTGATCGGCATCAGTTGTAGACCTCGACGGTCCCCTGTAGGACGGTCCGGATCGAATCGCCGGGGGCGGTCCAGGCGAGCCTCCAGCCGTAGGTCCCGGCCGCGAGCGCGGACGTCTGGATCTCGGAGAGAGCGACGTTCACTTGGCCGTTCGCCGCGCTCACGACCGAGACCGTCGGGGTCGCGATCGTCGTCCCGGTGACGACGGAGTAGATCGCGGCCGACCAGGTGTAGGAGGTCGTCGCGATGGAGAAGTCGATGAGCGTCGAGAACTCGTCCCCGCGGCGGAACGCGAGCGAGAGCGAGCCCGGTAGCGTGTCGGTGAGCGGCATAGCCTGCGATTATCCCCCGTCTGCCGGGTCGGCAAAGTCTGGCGACGGTCGCCAGGTCGGGTTCCACTTCTCGCGGCGCGTCTCCTCGGTCCATCCGGCCTGAACCTCCGCGATCCGCCAGGCGATTTCGGCGTCCGTC